CCGCAAACTCAAATCATTTACACGATTTGAGGGAACCGCCCGCCCATTCCAAGCCACTTACGTGACTTGAAATGGACATCAGTCCTACCTCCCTTACGGGTTGCGAACCCGTAGAAAGGCATACCACAGTCCACCACGTCATCTACATAGCCCTCTCGGGTTATATGTAGATGAGCGAGATCGCCGTACCGAGCGAAGTCCAGAGCATTACGCTTTGAACTCCGCCGCAAACTCAGCGCGTAGAGCGCGAAGTCGTCAGCTTTCTCGCCGACCTGAAGCTCGACCATGTAGTCGCTCTTCAGAATCGAACTACGTTGTGAAGCGTTGAACGTTGGGTCGATCAAAGCACCATCTCCCTCAGCCCCAAAAGGCTGAAGAGGGCAGAACTTTGAGTAGACTTTCCGACTGCGCTTGACATACGGAGCGTGGAACCTAACCCAGTACCCAAAGGTATCGCGAAGAGCTAGGTATGGGAGCAGCAAGCTCGAATCGAGCACACCGTCAGAAACTCGGAAGTTCCATCTGATGAGTCGATTAGCTGCGGCCGTCAACTTCAACGGAGTAGTGATCTCCTCCTTTTGGTAAAGCGGAGTCACATCGCGACCGTTAAAGAAGTGTTTGCCACAACTCTCTCGGAAGAGAGTCGTTGACCATGATTTTTCTGCGTTAGGGATAAACCCAAGCAGACGAAAGCATGAAAACAAACACTTTACGACTGTCTTACTGATGACGATGTCGTCACCGTAGACACCATGCGGTATGTGAGATTCACCACTGTATCGCTTCACGACGATACAGAGAGCATGAAAGATGAGACTCTCAAGCTCGAAGGTGTAGCCATTTCCCATCGCTGAGAACTTAGCTAAATGCCAGGTAGAGCCATCCGGAAGGACAGTTGCCTGAGTTCGAAGGTCATCAAGTACCTCAAACCAGTCAGCCGGTAAAAGCTGACGCACAACCTCAAAGGACACAGTATCACTCGCCTTCGACAAGTCGATAGTGGCGAGACCTAGGCGCAACGCGAGCTGCGCTAGGATCTGGTTCGTTTTCTGCGAATCCAAATTGATACCATCACGCTTCAAACGACGACGAATTAATTCACCGACACCCTTCTGCAGGAAGAGATTTCCCGTAGGCTGGATATCGATGACGCGTCGTTCCCTAATGGTTTTCTCTACGGTAGTAAGCCGTGAGCACGACACGACGTTGAAGTTGTTTCTGAGAGGGCTGTAAGGCCCTTCAGGCATAACTCCGCAGCGCGCCGCAAACCATCCTGTGTCGTACTTAAGGTACGCGCACAGGTACGGGAGTGAAGCAGGTGTGATTGAAATGGACGGTTCAAGGATCTTTTTATCGACTCTGGAGTCTTTACCCTTCAATGAAGAAGTAGCTCCAGGTCCCCACTCGCAACACTCTGCGAAATCTTCCAGATTGAACGAACCCAGAATCCTGCTGATTTGAGTCCGAACGTCCGATAATAGACGTTCAGCCCCGGCGTAGCCGGACAGCGAAGACTTGAGTCGTTCGTTGGTAGACCTCACAAAGGTCTCGGTCTCCTTAAAACCGAGTATCGCTTCGGAAGTGAGTCTGTCGACTTCTTCCTTATCGCCCTTAAACTTGCGCAGATACGTATACACTGCGTAGTCCTTGGCAAATGCGATAGCTGAGAAGTACTCAGACGGCTTGGGCATCGCGAGATGCCTGGTGCTATCATTAGAGTACTGGGAATCGACACTGTGGCACAGAAGCTTGAATGCTTCGTGCGCAAGTGATGCTTGATGCATGACTTACCTCGCAATCGTACTTAGATGTACGTGGGTTCGTTACCGTCGATGTTCGAAACGACCATGGTGGTGCCGAGCAGGTTCTGGTGAATGACACGAGTGTCCTTCGCCTCCTGCGTTAGAGCACGATCAGGTCGTTCAAACGACGAACGAGCAACGTTTGCATAGGCCACAGTTGCCGGTGGCGTCAGCCCGGAGGCAGACGTACCGAGGACTTCCAAGATTGGGTACAGCGTGCTGTACTGTGTCTTGGTCACCGACCTGAGCTGGTTACTCAGACCGGGAGAAGTATCCACCTTGTAGCCGATGCGCTTCGCGCCGAGTCGGTTAAGAGGGGATGGCGTCGTCTGGATGAACCAGAGAACGCCCTTCTTGTCCTTCCCCATGGGAGTGAAGGTATGCGACACAGGAGTCGCGGCACCGTCATTTACGACGATGGGTGCAGCTTGGGGCATTGATAGCTCCTAGAGCGCTCCGAAGAGCAGTTGGTTGGTTAGCCGTGAGACTTCAAAATCTGCGATATCACACTGCAGACGTCGAGGACTTTTGCGGCGCTAAGATCCACCTTGGCAGTTAACCCACCAGGTGCCGGAAGGGTTGAGTGAATCACTCGCTCCTTTCTGGTCACTTTGCAGAACGAGCGGCCGAACTCACGACGGCTATGAACGCCGTCTTGAGGATTGCCGTTGGGCCAGTAGCGTATCGCATAGTCGGTTTGACCGGCTGAGGACACGTCTCTAACCTCTCTCGTTACTACTGTCGTCATGCCTCCTACGTAGGCACTATTGAAACGGAACCAATCTTCCCAGTTTTGTAGCGTCTGACCGACGTTTACAAAGTAGTCCGCCATCCAAGAAAGGGGTAACAACTCCCAAGCGATCCCAATCGGGTTAAGACTGAGAAAGTCCTGAATGAACGGCTGGTTAGGTGGAAACGACCACTGGCTAATCATTACGCCACGGGTGTCTTGAAAAACCTTATAGGTCACCAGCGGTGACTCGTAGGTCCCAAGACCCTGCGTCTTTTTCAGCTCAGACTTGATCGTTGAAGTACACCTCGTGGTGAACTTCCCGTTGAGTCGATTATTCAGCATGGCTTTCATCGTGTCAAAGATGGAGCCAATCAATGGGCGAATCCCGAAACGGGCTTGCATCCATTGGTCACGAAAGTAGGCAGCCTTCCCGCCGACGTTGTAATCTACATCGCTGTAGACTAAGTCGACACCTGACCCGGACTTGGAAGTCCTGGCACGGATAACCCTCTTGCGAGAGCCATCGGTGTCGAAGTAACGACGTTGTTTCGTTGGGTTGCCATTGTCATCGTAAACGATGACGTACTGACGCTTAGACCGTTTTGTGGTCTTAATCGACATTTCGCGCTTAAAGCGATCAGCGGCGCGTTTGATGGACGTCAAATCACGGAGGAGCTTAATTGTCTCTTTCGCCTCGAAGGCATCCACAGACAGGTTAGCTTGATCCCCTTTGATCTTGTCCATCGTCTTGAGATACAGCCTCGCCTTGACGGTTTTGATCGTATCTGGGGCCTGAAGCCCCGAATCCGACCAGAGCCAGTCAGACGGTATGCTGGTGAAACCCCAAGTGGTGCTCCGCAATTCCTGGTGATAGTACTTGCTATAGGCAGCCGATCTGGTGATCAGCGTGTCGACCGGTGCGAACACCGTCCGGATTTGATAAGTCTCCGGCAAGTACTTCGGGCCGCCCTTGACCCGGGGAACGGACGTATGATAGTCCACCCCGTGAAGAACCGTAGAAAGTTCCTCGAAGATCGGGCCCGCCACGTTACCATCTGAATTCTTCGTCCAGCTAGTACAGAGGCGAGAGTACTGCTTAGGCAGTAGAGCGGTAGCAGGAAACGCACTCATCGCTTACTCCATGCGATGAATGCAGACACTGCGGCAGCTGACAAGGCTGCGACAATGCGGGCTACGTTGACACGTAGGCGCGTGTTCCCTCGTGTGATAGAGAGATCAGCGCTTTCGTCAGCAACACTGGTGCTGACCTCGGGCGCCGCCGGTGACAGGCCTTCGACTTGGCCGCCGATGAAGGCGGTTGGTCGTGTTTCGTCCATAAGGAGCGAAACAGGCTTGATCACAAGCGACTCCGAGAGAAAGGATATAGTTCCGTCGTCCGAATACTCCACATCGATCAAAGGTACAGAGGGATCGTTCAGCAGCTGCTGGATGACGTTCTCTGATAAATCCTCGTGGCGATATGGGTTCATGGGCGGTATCCTGAAGTAAGAAGTTCGCTGACTATCAGTTAGCGAACATGGGCGAATGCCCAGGGTCCCGAAGG